TAAAATAATTATGTCTACTTACATTAGTTATTGGCATATCAAGAATATTATTATTAAAATAAATTTCTTGTATATCAAGTATTGCGCCACCAGTTTCTCTTATACGATAAGCTCTCGCATCAATAGGAATAAGTACATCAATCCAGACAATGTTACCTTTAACAAAATCTGTTGTAGGAATTGTAGCTAATGGAAGCCAAGCAGCATTATCTAATGAACTTTCTACTATAATAGAATAAGTACGATCTACATTAGATTGAATACCTATAAAATTTATTTGTTGAGTTACACCAGCACCATAATCATATGAAATATTACCATTTGCAGCATTTTGGGTACAAGCAGTTAATGGATTACCATCAAAAGCAAAAGCAGGATTACCATTTGCACTTGTAGCAGGAGTTCCATTTAATTGACGTGTAGATGTTCTAAGATTTACTTGTATGATGTTATTAACTGTAACAGGTAATGTATATTGTACTTGAGCTTGTACTAATGCTAAATAAGCGGATTCAATAGTCCAAAGATTTATACTTTTATTGATCCATTCCAAAAGCATAAGATCAATACTTCTTTTTGCAGATTCTAACTTTTGAGGTTCTACAAATTCTCCTAAAATACCTATTCTTTCAAAAGCTTCTCTGATAATAAGTTCAATCTGAATAGACTGAAAATTGAAAGTTCCAGAAGTAGGTAACATTAATATTACTCCTGTAAAAATATGAAATCAAAAGTATCGGTAATAGGGAGGGCAGAACTATTAACTTTTAATAGCACAAAATTAGTAATCGCACTTGAGTTTCCTATTTTTGAAGCGGTTTCGCCAGTAAATCCCAAAGCAGGAAAGAATTTTTGATTATCAATTTGACTCTGAAGAGAAATGAAGTTATTGCTAACCTCATCAAGCGTTTGAAATAATGAATAATTAATACCTGAAAGTGGTATTGTAACTGGCACTAATACTGTCGCAGAATAGTTAATAACAGTTGCAACAGTATTCACTACAATCAAAGGCAAAAATCCTGCGTCGCCAGTTCCTACGGTAATTCCAGTAACATCAGCGGTTGCTGTTACAGAGATGATAATGTCATAATATTGAGTACCATATACTGTTTCACCAATGCCAGGACCTAATCCAGGAGTAGCAGGAATAGTTTCACTTACATAAGCACCATTTTGAAGACCTTGAATTATAAATGATACACCAGAACTGTAATCAATAGTAGCAGAAGTAATTGATACTGATCTTATCATTTTAGCTTTTATAAAAGAGGCCTGATTAGGAATAATGCTAGTATCAACTAATGTTCCATCAAGAACAAAAGGTACATTTGCTGGACGTGCTAGCAGTTTCGGCGTACAAACAGCAGATAAATCTTGCACAGGCCAAGTTAGTTTTGTAAAAGTTGACATTTATCCACCGTTAATTATTTTTAATACTTAAATCCTCGAGTATTAGTGCTTTTTTTAGTAAAAGGATTTTGGGCATTAGTATTTTTTTCTAGTTTTCTTTCAGGCATTTGTTTTGGCTTTACACTTTTTGCCATGATTTCTCTCTTTGCTCTACTATGTGCCATATTATTAATCTTTATGTATTATTTTACTAGATTGGTATAAGCAAAGTTTATCCCGTCTGCGGGGTCATCAAGTATAAGCTCAACAATAAGCTGATTGAAAGTATCAAATTGACTAGCATATTTTGGTGCTTGAAAAGGGTTACCTCCTTGTCCATATGCCGCTACTATTTGCCTAAATATTAGTGAGGCATAAGTATCAGTATTAACAAGATTATTCAGAGAACCGTATAAGTTAAATTGTGGTGTTCCAGTAAAACCAGCATCAATTGCTAAAACACTTACAGTCCAGAAGGGAAAACCATCGCCAGATAAAACTCCTCCTAATGGCCCGAAAAAGCCCAATAATCCACCGCCTACACTTATTCCAATTACAGCTTGATCCACTGTAATTGATGTAATGGTATCGTAAGTGTTAGCTGAATAGACTAGAATCCCCCCTCCGATTACAAGACCGTTTTCTTCAATTATTACACCATTTTCTGTCCCTTTAATGTCAACGCTAGCATTTCCAGCCAAAGTAAAAGAAACATTACGGCTATATCCTCTGTTTTTAAAAGACATTGTACCTGTAATAGGTTCAACAAAATCACCATTCAAAATAAGATTACCAGCACCAGCAGTATCTTGCGTTGCACAAATAACAGATAAAGAATTATTAACAGCAGGAAAATTATAGCTTAAAATTCTAGTCATTAGATCCTCTTTTAAAGAGAGTATGCAAATTAGAGGTTTTAATTCTAATTTACATACTCTGAATCATTTAATATGAAACTAACTGCAAAGTTATTTTCAACTATTAGTTACATCCTATATTCCAGGTGATCCAAAAATACCACGTGCATTGGAAGCCCCGAAACTATAGCGTTCCATCGCAGAACACATAACGTTTTTGGTCATGTAATCCACATAAGTATCAGTTTCAACTGCTTCCCTTTGGAAATGTTTTAAACCGTCGGTTGCATCTGTAGTTAGAAACCAAGCCGAACTAGAGCTCAGGTACTGATTGATCTTGTAACCTTCAGGAATATAGTCATTATGATATAATGCGTTTATATCATTGTTTGCTACATCCGTACGGAAAGCGGAATTAAGCAACCTAGACGCTGCAAACTGTAACTCTCTTGGTAAAATTAATTTCTTTGCCATAGTTTGTGACAAAATCCCGCTTTGCATTGGGAACTGTTGAATTAAAATTATTGCTTGCTCAACACCAGCCTCGCTAAAATCAACATTTGGAGCAGCACCAGCAAATCTATTGGCATAACTGCCACCGTCAATTGGATGATCTGTAGCACATAATGCTTTACCATCTCCAATTGGATGAGCTGCATTAAAAGCGTTATTTAATATATTTGCTCCAAGAATATTCTTAGTTACTCTTAAAGAATTCCTAAGTGAAATGGCTTGTTGCGGAAATTGATTCTGGTACAGGTTATCGGCCACTGTTTCTTTAGTAATTGAAAAACCAATTGAAACCGTCTGGTGAATATAGTTCGTCACTACGCGTTGGCCCATGCTATCTACAGCAAAAGGTTGGCCTTCTGGTTTAATATCAGCTGCGCCAAGATATTTCATCTCAACATCAATTTCTTGATATTTGTCTGATTTGTAAGTTTTAAATATCTCTGTCCATTGTTCAGGATACATAGCATATTGCCCAAAGACCGCCTGTAAACCAGGGCGAAGTAACTGAGCGATTTGACCGGTATTTATCATTTATTATATTTATCCTCTCTTTAAGCTACATATACAGTTGGAGCAGAGCCAACAGCATATACAGGGTTGTTAAGTGTAACTCTTACATTTAGAAACGGTGTTGTTGCCATTGTAAGACCAGGAGCAGGAATGTTATTTGCATTTTGGGTATATCCCAGTGCTCTTAACGGCAATGTAGTAACGTTCTTATTGTAATCATGGTTATTTGCAGCTACTGTTGAGGTATCTACACAAAGATAGAATCCTGATTGACCTGTCCTAGTATCCCCGCTTGTTGGATTATTGGTATAAAAACCGCCACGAGGATTTGGTACTGTAGTAAAGTTTGTACCACCACCAATCATAAAGCCAAAATTCCTGCCAAAAGAACCTGTCAAAGGAAAAGGTGCCCCTCCTATTACATTTGTATTTGGGAAAATAGGATTACCAATAAATGCTGCGGCATTTGCATTAATATTTGTTGACACCTGAACATCGTAAATCACTGTAGGGTCATCAATAACAGAGGCTTTAATTACACTGCCTTGCATAACTACAGTAGAAGCTGGCCAATAAGGGGATTTCACGAGAGTTCCAGTAGGAGTTATATATTCACATCCCTGAAAAACACCAATAGCTGTTGCTGTACCTGTTAAAGGGAATATTGAAGGAGTACCATCAGTAAAATTCGGAGTATAAACTGCTATAGTTCCTAGTCCTCCTGTTGTTTGAGGAGCTGCAGCAATAGAAGTGCCCCAAACTACTAAATCACCAGTAAAAATGGATGATCCATAGGTTGTTGCTCCATTTGGTGACGCATAAATATAATATTCATTTGTTTTTTCCGTCCAGCTCCCCCCGTTAATTGAGTTGAGTGGTCTTAGCCCAAAGGGCGCATTGACGCCGTAAGCCATATAAACCTCTTAAAAGAATTAAAAAATAAGTGTTAAAAACAATTTTTTTTAAATCTTTTAAGGTAGAGATTTAAGAGACCAATCTTAGGAGCGTTTTATTGTCTCGCACGACATTTTTATGCTTTTTAGTCTTATAGATTTTGTAGAATTTGAGAATCTTTTAGGTAGAGATTTAGACCAATGTTAGGATGGAGTGTTATTGTCTCGCCTGACAAATCCTTTTATGGATGAGGAATAACCAAAATGCGATTTTAAGTTTCGCAGAAACTCTATTATTGGAGATCAATAATATTAATTATTTAAGTTTATTAAAAGAATTCATTTTGTCAATAGACAATTGTAATATTTTTAATTTTTGCTCTAACCACTAGACATTATCGTAACTGTAACCCCTTGAGGTAAAGCCGTTACTAATTCACCACCAGCATCAACTACAGAAATAATTACAGAAGTAGTATTTCTAGTTGTCCAAAATGCATTATATGCATTAGGGGGCAAAGAAGTACCAAGACTTCCTAACGAGATTGTTACACCATAATTAATATTAGCCATTGGATTATTAAAAGTGATCGTATAATAACCAGTCCCTGCTCCAGTTACTGATAATACATTATACTTATCTTGAATAGTTATTACATTAGATGAACTAGATAAACCAGCAACCTCATCAATAAATACACACCATGCCTTAGTAGAGATTCCTGAGATATTACCATCTACATCAATAGTTACACCATTAAAACCAAGCTTTCCAGTACCAGATGTAGTAAATAAAAGATCAGTATCAAGATCTGTAGCAGATAACTCATCACCAGTAATAAGAAATTTTCCAACCTGCAGAGAATCTACATTAGATATCTCTGGTAATAGATTAATAACTGGATTTCCATCAATACCATCACCATCAATTATATCAATATTATCACCTCCAAGTATAGTAGCAGTTTCCCACGTTAGTGGATTAGTCGTTTTAATTACAGCCAATCCAGTATTAGCCACATTATTTAAGTTAGAAATAGACTCTGGAAGTTTAAAGTCAATTGTTCCACCTGGATTAGTTACATTACCATTAGCTATGGTAATTGAATTATTAGAGCTTGCAGCAGTAAAAGCAACAATACCAGTATATGCTCCTAAAAATGGTAATTGAGTCCATACTCCTGCCTGAGTAGAAATATCGGTTAATTTAAGATTTATAACTGCCCCTGCAGCTAATGTTAGCAGTGGATTACCGGCATAATCTACTATATCAAATGTATAGATAGAATTATTACCAAATTGTGTATCTGAACCCAGTGATCCAGCTGTTGCATCAGGAAAGGTAATTTTCCATCCATTTTGATTAGGCACAACAAAATTAAAACCAGCTGCTACAGACCCTCCTGAAAGAGAATTAGGCCATGATAAAACAATATCACTAGTTAATATAATCTTTTGAAATGGTAATCCTTGTGCAGGATAAACTGTATTACTTGTTACTACTGTATAAGACATAATTTAAAAACTATTTATATATGCAACTGAATTATTACTATTCCCTGAGGCAACACCTCGTAATGATCTTATTTTATTTGCATTGAGATAATTAAATGCTTCTGTTTCTTTTTTAGTATATATATCGGGACGTTCCATTAAGATGACATCCTTGTAGGCAATATATTTACCAGATAAAGGGTTTCGTCCTAATGGATCAAGAGTACGACCTGGAGCTCTATCAGCTGGTACTAAAGTCCACCCTTTTGAGGCCATTTCTTCTACTCTAAAATTTGCCTCTCCTTTTATTCCAGTATTTACCCATCTCTGAGTAAATCCTTCCCTTTCTACTCCAAATGGGATAGATAAAGGACTCATATAATCCATGCTATATTCTGGTCTTTCTTCATGTATTCTTGCTTCGCTATCTCTTGTACTACGTGACATAATTATTTACCTTTTTTTAAATTCTTTAAATCTTCTAATTTATATTTTAACCACTCTTTTTCGCTCACATTCATATTGCTACACATCATTTTTTCCTCAGGACTTAAGGCAATTTGGATTGTATTGGAAGATTTACCACCAACAGACGAAGTATAGGAATTCCTTACTGCTCCTACTGGAGCAACTGAATTTGAACTTTTTAAATTCTTTGGTGATTCTTTTCTGATTGTTGCTATGTAATTATCAACAGTATCAAAATATTCATCCGAAAAGATGGCATCAGTACTACCTTGACGCTGTAAATTTGTGTCTAAAGCATTGGTAAAATCTATAACTTTACTCGCTAGATTTACGTCATATTTCTTAGATCTAGGATTTAAATATTCGTGATCTTCTAACCAATCTCTTGCAATTTCTTGCTCTCTCTCATTAAAACTATATTCAGGTTGTTCATAATTATTATGTTGTACAGATTCACCTTTTCCCTGCGGTCCTGAATATGCCCATTTTTCAAGATCATTGATAGTATGCATCGCTTTATTGAAGGAAACATCAGCTTCCATTAAAGAATCTAAATCGCCATTTTCTATAGCTTTCTTTTTATTTTCTTTGGCTCTTTCAAGATCTGCATAAGCACTTTTCCCATAGTGATAAGTCCCAGAGTTTAGAGCTTGGTTGAGCATCTCATCACGTTCTCTAGCCTGTTCTTTAAGCTGTAGAATCTCTTGATGTAAAGCTTGTTTTTCTTCAATAAGTCGATATTTCTGCTTTTTCTCCTTCCACAACTTAGTTTTTTTCTTTTCTTGTTCGATAGGAACTTCAGGAGCATCTTCTTCAATTTCTTCTTGATATTCTTCTTCTGCCGTTTGTTCTTCTGAATTATTTTGTAATTCTTCTATTTCTTTTAAAGCTTGCTCTATTTCAGCTAAGCCACTTGTATCTTGAGCTTCATGTTGTTCAAGCTCTTCATTCTGTATATTTTGTTCTAAAGTCATATTTATATGTATCTGTGTTTATGTATTTATTTTGTGACGTCTGCTGGATTATCAACAATTCCAATGATTGAATCCTCTTGCAATAACATCAATGGTAGACCTTTATAATTTACTTGAGTTCCTGCATGTCTTGGAAAGACTGCCCAATCACCAACTTCACACCATTTACCTGTTTGTTCATAACGTGGGTCTAAATATGCAGCAGTTGCTTGCTTTACTACTAAACCAACACAAGCTTTATATTGTTGATCTTGATGTACTGACTCAGGTAAAATAATGCCGCCTTTTGTCATTGCTACTTCAACATAAAGACGTACTGCTATTCTCCATCCTGGAACTTTGTAACCATCAAATTTCTTAATCTCTTCGTCTTTTGAAAAATTTTTTAAATCAATTCCTATGTCGTATTTATTTCCATTATCCATCTGCTTCTCCTTTAAATATGTTCTGACATATGTCTATTGCACCTTGTAAGCCTTTGATTTGACCAACAGAGAACCTATAAGAAGCAAAATCTTGAATTTGTCCTTTAATGACATAATTCTCAACTTTGCTTTTTTCCTCACGTAGATCGTCCATCAGTCTTTTTAAAAGCATTTTATAAAAACTCTTTTATAGATTTCTTTTTAGTCTTAATTGGCAATCCTTGATCTGTTGCTTGCCCAAGACGAATTTTAGCTACTCCACCCATAGCAAATTTTTGACAGCCTTTTTTATCTTTTCTCGAAGCTCCAGTACGTACACGATTTTCAATTTTTTCTATCGCTGTCATATCAGAAGATTTGTCGCCTTTAACTAAACCACCTTTTTTGTAAGGTCTGATCTTGCTCTTCTCAGCACATGATTTTGAATAAATAACATCAGGTGCAGACCCTGGGTGATTGAGCAATTGTTCACCTTTTTCACGCATAGCATCAGGTTTGCCTTGATAGCCTGACTTCATAGTTTTAGTAATGTGCATTTTTAACCTCCTCCTTTGTTAATTCTGTTTCGGATTTCAATTTCGCTATATCTTCAGAAGACTCAATTTTTGCTTTTTCTTTTTCGAAATCGAGTTGAGCTTTGAAAATATCTGTTTCAGCTTTCAGATTAGCTATTCTCTCTCTTGCAAGAGTTTCAGCCTCTTTTTGCTGTATATCGGCCATGAGTAAGGCATTTGGATCAATTGGGGCTTGTTCTTGGTTATTACCAATTCCTGAGTCTTCTAAGGAATCGCTAATTGCCAAAGCAATAGAATTTTGTATTTGTGGATCTTGAAGTTCTTCGAGTGGTGGTAGCTCTATACCCAGCATTTGTTGCATTTGGATCAAATATTCAAATGCATCATGCTCTTTAATATGCGCCATCATTGCTGGTTGTAGATCTGGATATTGTTGTGCAAACATTCCATGAACAAACTTATGTGCCGCATGTTCTTGCCAGATAGCAGCCTTTAAAGGCATATTTTTCATGGCATTTAAATTCTCGCTAATCGGATCAAGCGGTAAGACCTGTTCTTCTTGTGGTTCTGGTACTAAAATATTATCTATAACTTGAGCATCTAACCCTTGTGCTTCATAGTTTAACTTCAGAACTTCCCTCATATTATGTAACTCAGGAGCTTGTTGTGCTGTCCTAAATATAGATTCAGCCTTTAAGATCTTTTGAGTTGTAGAATTTACTGAAGGATCAGAAACAGGAATGATTTTTACTTCTTCAACAAAATCATCAGAAGTAATAGTTTTTTGGGAATTACCAAAATTAAACTGTTCTACTTCTAAAGTTTTTCTGAAAAGCTTGTCTATTAATTGTAGTTCATGAGTTAAAGAAACATGAATTGACCTTAAAACCGATGATTGAATACGATTATTTGTCTCAAGAAGAGCAAGAGTAGTACCAGTAGGGATATCCTCTTTCGATTCCAGCATCCCCATTTCGCTTGTAGAGCCTAGTTCCTTGCATTGATTAATAATTTCTAATCTCAGCTCACGAAGAATAGGATCAGCTCCTGAATAAGGCAGAGGCATAAAAGCCTCGCTTAGTGGAATACCGCCAGTATCTACTTCTATAAATTGTCCAGGACCAACAATTAAATCATTGTTTTGAGTTTTAAACCCTTTAGCTCTTAACCCTCCAGGAAGATTTTTAAATGTTGCAGCATCAACTAATTGTCTAAGCATTCTTGTTAGGGTAATAGCATTTGATCCAACAAGATGGGCTAAACCTAACCCATAAACTCCAAAACCTGGCAAATAATTATACTGAACAAAATAATTTTCTCTTTTCTGCTCTGGGTCATCTTCAGCCCAGTTCTTTCTGATAGACAAGATTTCTTTAGAAATTTTATCTATTGTGACTATATATGGTAAAGGTAAATCATTATCTGTTTCATTACTGCTTTCACTGTCAGTAAATTCTTTCAAATTAAGGTATGTGTGAACTTCGTATATCGGAAATAATGATCGTTTCGTGTATACACTAACGTCTACATCATCAGGTTTTTTCGAATTATTATTATCGTCGTCATCAGGATTTTCTGAACTCTTTAAATAAGATAATTCTACATCTCTATAGATATTATTTTGTTGGTTTAAAATAATATCTCTTTTAGAAAGATGTAAAATATGAGTAAGCCTAGTCGATTCAAGAATTGATGTACAATCTCCATCAATTACAAAATCCTCAGGTCTAATAAAACGACTTAAAGGTTTTTTCAATAATTGATCGTAATATACTTTTTTAAACCCACTACCATAAAGTCCTAAGTAAAGTAAAAATCGCTCAAAATCAGGATAATATGATTCATCTTCAACAGTTAAATAATAATTTAACCAATCTCTATTAGCTTCACCCTTTCTTTCTATTTCTTCATTACTAGCCCCAGTAATTTTAAATCCTGCAGGACCTGATCCAGGCAAAAGCTCCGCTCTAGTTGTCGCATAAAAACGAATAAGCGCAGTAGCAAGAGTAGTATCAAATGTTCTAGTAGCTTGACTAAATGGTGCATCTTTTGAATCTTCTAAGGAAAAACCAAGATATTTTTTGACCTTCTCGACTGAATCCATCCAATCTTGCCTTGCTTCCATATCTTGTTCAATAGACTCAAGCAATAAAGCAGATAGCTTTTTTCTGGCTTCTTCTGGAAAGTTTACAGCAAGATTATCATAAAAAGAGCTTTCTTCTACCTCTTCTGGTTGAAGCGCACCAATTTCATAAACACTAGAGCCATCTTCAAGCTCTTCGATTTTTCTAATATCTTCATCGTTAGTTTTCATATATATATGAATAACCCTTATGTTTTCATTTGTGGTCAATGCCAACGAATATTGAAGCTTTGGTCGGTTAAAATATTCGCTGGCAGGTATTTATTAATTGTGATATGTATTCTTAATTAACAAATCTCATAGGAGAGTATACCACATGTTTGAAATTCTTGAAAAAATCGTAAAACATCTCGCAAAGCTAGATAACTACTACGTTTTAAGACAGGAAAAAGAGTATATTATTTTAGGAACTAAAATAATATATGAGAAACCAAAAGAGTATAAACTTACTTTCTCTACATATAACTTCAATAATAATGTAGAATTACCCATTTTTTTTGTTGTTACAATTAAGCCTTTATCAGAGATATCAGAAATAGA